CAACAACAAGCCGCAGAACTAACCCGCGCTTTCATCAGTTGTTGCGTTGCTAAGTCATGTTCAAGCGAGTCAATGTTCCTCTACGTAGCTTTTACTGCAGGGGCTAAAAGCTTTGCTATATAAGGCTTATAAAATGTGCAAGTTAGGAGTTAAGAGTTCCCTCTGAACCGACCCTTGGATAAAAGGCGCAAACCTCCTGTAAAATTTTTCAGCTTTGATTGCTCTAAGAATGCAAAAAGTTCCTTAGCCACCTAATCGCTTCACTTGTTGTTTGCTCACTTGCAATTTGCAGGCATCGCTGCACAATTTCTGAAACGTTAGGAAAGTATTTGCTTTCTCTAAGTACATAACTAGAGTCTTGCAACCTATAAACTAGTAACTGTTTATTCTTCAGGAGCCAAACCTCTGGCACTTTGTAAGGGAAATAATCATTAACATTAGTGTAACTAGTAACGTCTATTTCTATTACCAAATCTGGTGGCGGGTCATTTAGCCAGTCGATACGATTTTTGCCTTGGACTTGCTGCCAATTCTCAATGTAAAAGCAATAGTCCGGCTCAATACCACTAATCTCTGGCAAACTCATGGTGATGGGTGTAAATGAGTCGTAGGTGCAATTTAAATGGTCAAGTAGAGTTATTACCACCAAGGAAAGTAAGCTTGCATCTCTTCCATGCTCTGGTAGCGGGGCCATCAACAAAATTTCTCCTGGTCGGTATTTAATTCGGGGTATAGAGCGATCGCCCAATTGCAAAACCATTCTTTGGTACTCTTGCCAGTTTCCTAAAAGTTTCAACACCGCCCCAGGTGGCAACTCTATTTTTTCTGATGTAATTACAGTTTTCATAAATATCGATAGCAAAATATATAGGGATAAACATTTATGCGATCGCACTTCCTGGTAGGAGCGAACGCTATTTTTCTGCCCTGTAAAACAAATCTCCCAATGGTTTTTTGAAGTAATCACAAATTAGCTGCCAAGTTAGACAGTCAACTCTATCAAATTGGTTTTTAGCCAATCTTCTAACTGCTCCAACACTGATACCCGCAGCTTCAGCAATTGTTGAATAGTTTTCGCCTGATTCATCTATCCATTCCTGAAGTCGGCAGCGAATACTGTGCTTTTCGCTCATTACTGCATACACTCAAGTTTCTCCTGCAAGTTACTCGATATAAATATATTAATCTATATTGCTATATCACTACTGCTATAGTAGCATAGTGAAAGAGAAAACAAAGCCGCTTTGGTTCACAAGTTTCTCAGGCTGGAGAACCAAAACGACTTTCTTAACCCCTTTACGGAGTCTATCTATTCAAAGCACCACCAGGGCGCTGCTGTTTCAAAAGTTCTTCAACCACCACACCCCGAATTGAACTTTGTAGTCGTGGCACATCCACCGAAGTCTGACCACCACCCTGAACAGTCACAGGAATATTGATGGTCATACCTCCTTCACCTTCTGCCCTTTGCCTTCCGGCCGGCGTAAGGGGGTTTCTGCCAGTTGATGTCGTGCCCACAACCCCACCATTAGCAAAATTCAAAACTTTATCTAAACGCAGTTCTTGAAAGCGTTTAGCTTGTCCCACCGTCAGCACCATTTCACCAGGGGTTAGTGCCGCCAGTACTGGATTACGCCCAGATGCAGCGCGCTCTCGCTGCAATGCGTTGGCGATCGCTCTTACACTACCTCCTTTTGCATAGTTGGGGACGATTCCACCTTGATAAAAACCAAGCAGACCTAAACCGCCCCCGTTCCCTCCGCCACCCCCACCGCCAAATAAACCACCACCAAATAAGCCAGATATCAATTTATTGACTGCTAGCTGTGCAAGTTGGTTAGCGATGTTGCCAATCAAATCTTGAAAAGCTTCACTTGCGGATTTGGAACCAGTAATAATATCGGTAAAGAAAGTTCCAAGAGCGTTTTTAGCAACGTCCATCAAGTCTTTGCCAAGCGTCCTTACCTGAGAAGAAATATTTTCTAAATTAATTTTATTTAGTGCTTCAGCATTCGCCTTCATCGTGGCTATTTCTTCTTCTGTATATTCAGAAGCAGTCCCTCTTGCCGAAGCAATTTGTTGTTCAATAGCCAGTAATTCTTGTTTGTATCTAATCTGTTCTTGCATCTTCGCGGCTTCTGCTTCTAATGCGGATGCACGATATTCGTCACCACCACGGTTACGTATCAAACTAGCTTGTCCTTGAAGCACAGAAGCGCGTCCACTAATCAAGCCCGATTCTTTATTTAACGCCGCTTCCATGTCAGCAAACTTGGCTTGTTCAATTGCTTTTTGTGATTCTTGAGCGAGAGTTTCAAAACTGATTTTAGATTGTTCACCAACCAATTTTATTTGATTATTTAACCGTGCAATCTGGCTATCAAGCTCCTTGATTACCTCGCTAGAAGCATCTAATTTGCCTTCATTAATTAGTCGTTCACGAGATTTTACTAAATCATCATATTGCTGTTTTAGTGGTTGTAACAACTGCTGTTCTTCACGCATAGCAGCCAATTTATCAAGCTGGAACTGCAACTCAGCTTTTTGCTGTTGAGTACGCGCTCCTGAAATTTGCGATCGCAGTTGGGTTACTTGTTGGTTGTATTGCAATTCTTGATTCTCTGCTTCCCGTAAGCGTTGTGATTGCAGTTCAATTTGTTTACGTTGATTTTCAAAAACTGATAAATCAATATCAGATTTATTGGCAAGTGAATGAATCTGAGCAACTAAATTATCAATTTCTTTTTGCAGGCGCTTCACCTCTTCAGAATCATCCTTCAATCCGCCTTTGCCCAATAGGTAAACTTTCCTCTCTTGCAAATCATCAAGTTGATTTTGTAGTGGCATTAATGCTAATTTTGCTTGATGTTCAGCTTCAGCTTTATCAATTATTAATTGAATTTTCTGTTTACTTGGCTCATCACTAATCAATGATTGCTGTAGCTTCAATTGATTAATGTATTGTTCATGGTCACGAGTTAATTTTTCTAATTCGCGTTGTCGCTCTTTATCTCGCTCTTGTTGCTGCTCAGAATTAAATTCGTTTAAATTATTAGTTTCTAATTCTATTTTTTGCAATTCTTTAGTAGAAGCAATTATTTCATCTAATTGATTAATTGCCTTCGTGTAATCTTTACCGGCTTCCTCACCCAAATCAATGGTTTGACCACGTTTTTTAGCCTCAGCTATAATTTGTACTTTTTTATCTCTAGCTGATATTAAATCTTCTCTTTGCTGTGCCAATTTAATTAAATCCTCTTCATATTTACTATCGATCTCGTAACGAGATAAGCGACGTTCGATAATTCGTTTAGCCTCATCATCAGGGGCTTGAGCGATTGCTAATTGTAGTTGTGCTTTCTTCTCTTTATTCAATTGCTCACGCTTTTGAGATGCTAATTCCCGTTGCTGTTTTTGTATAGCATCAGCTTGCTGAGTAGCGAAATCAATTTCTTCTTTGATTTCACGGTATTTCTGTTGTGCCAGCCTGCGCCGTGCCGCTACTAAATTGCGTTGGTCTTCTGCATTACCACCAGTAGGAGCTGTAGGACTTGTGGTTTGCAGTGCCGATGGTTGGCTGCTGACTGATGATTGTTGACTATTGACTGTTGACTGACTCAAAAACAAATCCCTCTCAGCCTTACGCCGTCTTGTTAACCCTGGCAGTACCTGCTTCACTCCTCGATGCTCGCCTTTATTCCACCGTCCAAATTCCGCCGCCGCACCCGCGTAATCACCAGCATTAAGCTTCTTGAGTAGTGTGCTTTTCTGTAAAGCCCCATCACCAACATTAAATGCAAAGGAAGTCAGTGCATCCAGTTGATTGGTATTAATTGGAACTTTCACCATGCTTTGCACACGCGATCGCTTGTATTGCAGTTCTTGCAAAAGGCGCTCATTGGCCTGTTCTACCGTCAGCCGCTCACTTTGAGATTTAGCCTTGGTTCCAAAACCAACTGAGTATTGTGTTCTGTCCCAGTACGGAGTTGCAGCGAAACCCTCCGCCTGCTTCACTAGTTCTACTAATTTATCCGTCACACCAGCCTGCTGAAATATCGCCTCATTCTTGCCACGGACGACGTTAGCAGCTTTACTCGAAAGTCCCGCACCTGCGGGAAGAGTTTTCTGTACTTGAGATGCGATTGCGCCCCATATTCCACCTGCACTCTGAACCTTGCCAACACTCACGCCCTGGGCTGCGTCAGCAATTCCTATCCCTTGCCCTTCTTCAAATACCAGCTGTTTCGCGCCACTCCGCTTAAGAGCTGCACGGAAAGCGTCAAATTCTTGTTGTGTCGCGAAAACAACACATCCAGCACTACCTGGTGCTACAGATCGATTTGCATCAAGATGAAAGCCAATCGCGGAACGTTGCGTTTTGAAAGTGGGGTTAATTGGTATAAAAGTTTTGCCTACACCCGCACCCATGCCAGCAGTTTCAGCTCCAATATTGTATTTACCATATTCAATCGGAGCCATAGAGCCACTAGCAGTAGTGCCACCTTTACCAAATTTATTTTGAGTGCGGCGTTGTCCGCTATTTGCGTAGAAAGTCTGTCCATCGGGGAGAATAACGGCTATCTTCTCTAGTCCGTATTCATCCTTAACTCCAGTGCGGCGCAATGTTACTTGACCTGCAACACCTCGATTTGAGTTACTAGAACCGCCAAGCAAGCCCTGTACACCTTGTATTGCCCTACCAACTCCACCACCAACAAGGTTTTGTGTACCTTGAATCAAATTCCCGATAAAGTTTCCAGCACCACCGCTAGTAGTTTGCGATCGCTGTTCACCACCAAATAATTGGTCTCCTAAACCTCTTACAAAGCTACCAGCTTGCTGTGCTGCACCACTAATACCAGAAACCCAACCAAAAATTGCTTTTCCTATCTGTTTAGAGATATCTAATACTTTTTCTAATCCTTGAGAAAATCCCTGTATTGCGACCGGTAAGTTATCGCGGAAATAAGAAACAATTTGAGTGATTATTTTAACTGCTTGTGTTAATAATTGAATAAATATTTTCAAGACAGTATTAACAACAAACGAAAGCGCATCCGATAATTGTTTTACTAAATCACCATGTTGTTTAAAAAAATTGGCTATTGCCTCACACAATTCCATCAACGCTTCAAATCTAGGTTGTGCTTTTTCTAATTCTCCGTTGAAGAATTGTAATCCCCAAGCAATTGCTCCAGTAATCCATGAAGCAATACTACTAACTGTATCTAAAACGCCGCGAACCACACCAAACAGTGAATTGAATTTATCTGTGGCATCTTGAATAAAATTAGGATTTTTCTGTAAGTATTCGGCAACGTTTTTAATGCCACCTAATAATAATTTAAAACTGCCACTAACTAGTTCTTGAATAGCTTTATTTAATGCCTCAACTAATTGTGGATTAGCTTTGAAATATTCAACTAACTTTTGGGATTCTTTCTTAACTTCACCCAGCACACCCTTCGAGCTAGTCAAGCCAGCGACAATATCACCAAACACCTGTATCCCATAATTCATCAAGGGTTCAAATGCTTGTCCAATGCTTTTTTGGAATTGGTAAAAGGTGTCGTTGACGTTAGAAAGTCTGCCTTCTAGAGTTTTGGCTTTGTTTTCCATCGCCCCGAAGTAAGCCCCACCCTGAGCGGACATAGCACGTATCGCTTCTTCTAGGTGGCGAAATTCCAATTTTCCATCTGTGGCTAATTGCCTTACTTCCTGTTCTGTCGCCCCTAGTTGTTTAGCCAGTTGAGCGCGTAACTGTACACCGCGTCCCGTGAATTGATCAATATCTTCGTTCTGTAATCGCCCTTCAGTCCGGCTTTTAGCGTACACCTCCATCAAATCCTTGAGATTGGCATTAGCTCCCGCCGCCACATCACCAATTGATTTCAAATCCTTGATAATTTGGTCGGGTTTCGCCCCTGTGGCTAGGTTTTGAATTGCCGCTTGTTGTAAGTCCTTAAGTTCAAAGGGTGTGGTCGCTGCAAATTTTTCCAAGTCAGCAACAAACTTGTCAATTTCCTGCTGGTTCCCTTTAAGAAACGTTTTTAAAGAAGATTCAAATCCCTGAAAGTCTTTGGTAACATTGAATATTGAACCTGCAAAATTCTGTACCGCACCAATAGCCGATTGAATTGCACCTGTGACAGAGTTAAACGCCCCTATCCCCGCTCCAACAAAAACACCACTGAAAATATTGCCTATTGCTCCTTTTAATGGTGCGATCGCATCTTTAAATTTATCAGCAAAAGTTTTTCCAGCACTTGCACCAGCGCTTGCCCCTTGAGATGAGGCGTTTTGTAATCCTGGTAATTGTGTACTTCTTCTACCACCACCAAAAGCCCGATTGATTTGCAATTCAATGTCCCGCGCTACTCGTGTGGCGTAAGCACGGGTTTGGTTAAGCTGCTGTTGTAGGGCTTGTTGATTAGCGGTTAACTGTAATTCGAGTGTCCCAAGGGAACTACCGGAAAAAGTCATAATAATTCGTAATTCGTAATTCGTAGTTCGTAATTACGAACTACGATTAATAATTGCCTTTTGCCAACTCCTCTATAGCCGCTTCAATATCCGCAAACGCCCCTAATACCCGTGGCGGGATGAGACCTTGCGATCGCAACTCTAAATAAATCTTTGCCGTCTCTCGTGACATCGGTAACTTTTTACGTTCTTGAATATCAGGAAACGGTAAAAAGTCTTGCAATGTTGCCTTTTCACTCAACATTGTGCCGATTTTGGCAGTTGTTGAAGAAACAAGGTTGGCGTGCAACCTGTACTGCTTGTACAAGTTATCAACCATTTCCCGTATTAACCAACAGGGGTTGCGGTGGAAGCGTTGGCGATGGAAACTGGGGTCTGTGACTCCGAAGTATTGGATGGTAAAGTAGCATTCACGGTAGAACTCGCGTTCTTTTTCTGTAACTTCTTGGTATTCCCGAAGCCTTTGGAATGCTCCCCCAGTGTTATTTCTTCTGGTTCAACTGTAATTACAGGCAATTCAGCCCATTCTCTTTCTTCTCCGAGTGCAAATGCAGCGATTTGGGAGTAGATGTTTTCAGGTAGTTTTCTGACAATCTGCCTAATTACCTTTTCCCTAGTAGCATCACTCAGCCAAAATTCTTCAGCAACGGCAATGAGTTTCACGCACTCGTCTTTATCTAGTGAACATCGAAAAGCAGTTCGTAAATTTTCCACATTCTCAAGTATCCACTGTGGAGCAAGGCGCGATCGCAGTATCATCACTGCCACTTCTTGAGATTGTCTTTCTATCAACATATCAGGCTTTTTAATCCGCCCTAATTCGTGTTGATACTCAATTGCAAAGGCTAATAATTTATCAACCTCTTCTTCTGTTTTACCCGCATTACCTTCTAAAGTTTTACGAATAAGTGAAATAGCTTCTGTCTTGGAAATCTTCTCTTTTTCAACAACAATATCCGCAATTTCCGCTAAGGGTGCAATTTCTTGAAACTGCACATTGCGAATTTTATCAGCCATGTAATCCTTTTCTTCTGGATTTAACCCGCCCATTTTCGGTAGTGGAAATCCAGCTACATGAACAACTTCAGGTACTCCCCAAGGGTTTTGCATAATTCGTAATTCGTAATTAGTAATTCGTAATTAAATCTATTTTGATGTCATCTAGTGATGATAATAGGCGTGTGTAAGTTGGATTATTCCTAACAGTTTCAGGAACAACAATTGAACAGATTTTATCACCATTCAAACTATATAAAAACATAGTTTCTGGTAATCCTGCCACAAAATAAGCTGCACCACAAGTTAAACACTCAGGGTGCAGTTGGCAATTGATGAGAGTTATAGTATGTCCGTTTGAGTGTAAAAGTTTGTGGTGTATTAACATAATTCGTAGTTCGTAATTCGTAATTCGTAATTACGAACTACGAATTACGAATTAGTAATTAAGTTACAGGTGCTTGGATAATATTTTTAATTTCGTTTGTTGTTTCTCTGATGCTAGCAGTAGCATTTGTAAGTTCAGTTAAAACAGAATCAGGTACTGTACCAGCAATTTGTTCTTTAAGTTGCTCAATTAATCCTGCTTGCTCTGTAATTTTAGTATCAAGTGAACCCAGCTTATCTGCAATTTCTTGTTTTTCGGTAGCTGTTGCTTGGCGTAGTTCTGCGATCGCCCCCACCGCATCATTCAATTCAGTTTGTAATTGTTCAATTGAAGCCATTATTCTATTCTCCAGTTGTTCTAGTCGTTGAAGGATTGCTTGAAAAAGCCACTCCAATATTCTTCCCATAATTACGAATTACGAATTACGTATTACGAATTACTTAGGGTGATTGCGGAACGCGCAAGTTAGTTAAGAAAGCATCCATATTGATTTGCACGGGCTGTCCGTCAGTGGATGCCAAATTAATGGTTTTACTGGCATTTGCAGCTGTCCCTGCTGTACCCCCCAATGTCCCGTCATAAGTATAAAGTGCTACATTAATTCCAAAAACAGAACCGGCTTTAGAGTGAGTTACCTTGAGTGCGTAAAGTGTGGGTGTGACTGCGGGTGGGTCAAAAGTCAATGTCACCGTACCCGATGCAGTAGCGTTGTTGTTGAGAGTGATGGTGTTGTTGTTTGCTTTGGCTGTCACTGTGGTGCTAGCTGCAATGCCTGTACCTGTCACCACGTCACCCACCTTGACGTTAGCGAATCCGTTGTTGATTGTCGTTACTTGGTTGCTACCACTAGTTGTAGTTGAGTTAGCAACAGTAAATGATGGCGGGTCGGTTGAAGCTAAACCGATGGGAATAAAAAAGCTTTCTTCTTGTGCTGTATCATTTTCTACTACTGTACCAACGGATAATACTAAGTTAGCAGCATTGGTTGTAACTGATTTAGGACGGGTTAACTCTAAAGTAATTGCCATAAATGAAGGCAGAAGTTGTAAGGCAGAGGGCAGAAGGTTGGTTTATTCGTTTTTCACGTAACTTTCGGCAATTGAGAGCAATGACATTTTTCCTTCTGCCTTCTGCCATCTGCCCTCTGCCTTTCATTAGAAAATATTAACTACTGCGGGCGGAGTGTAAATGTAGCTATCCCCTTGTATTTGAGCATCACAGGAGAATGAGCGTTTATCTTGTACTTGCTGCGTAGGTGATGCAGACTCGAGTAGTGCTACACCTTCATGTGCTTCACCACTAGGAAAAAGCAAGTAGAAGTAGAATTCACGCCCTACGTAGGCTTTGTCGTAAGCAATACGTCTAAGAATGCTCCCACCGCGATCGCCATACACTAAGTTGAAGTCCAATTTCATCCTTTTGGCATTCCCGGTCGTTGCCTTCTCCATCCCAATTCCAGAGAGATAATTGGTAGTCTCTACGTTTTTGATTTCTGGTGATACCGTTGCATCCGTACACCCAGCAACAAAAACCAGTGCTTTGGTGGTAGCGATCGCACCATTGCCGATACTCCCTGGTAATGGTAGTGTTTGTAGTGTGGTACTACCTGCGGGTGCAGCGTTAGAAAGTGTGGCAATCACACCACCAAAATTAAGTCTTTCACCTGCATCTAAAAGTACAGGCGTGGCAGAAACAGAAAGCGATTCAGCGTTAACAGTCGCCGCCGCAGTTGTTGTGATTGTGTACGTTGGCACATTGCGGTTAGTTACGATCACAGCACCTACTTGCTGTGTGGGCAATTCACCAATTTGAAAGGTGATGCCAAGAGTAGTTTCTACTACACTGGCACGGTTAATGGTTTGTGGCATCGATTTTTACAAACTTTTTGAGATTATTCCCAGTAAATCGATTAATACTCCCCACTTTGCAAAGTTGACTTTCTTGTGCCACTTCTCAATTTTTTGAATGGAAGGGGAGAAATGATTGTAGCCTGCCTTTAAATAATCTGCATGGTGTTGTTCATCATCGGCAATTTGGGAGGCGATCGCGCCTAGTGGTGTACCTTGGGCGATTTGGGCTAAAACTGTATAAAATTTGTGTGCTTCTTTCTCTAAAATATGCATGAAAGCTAGTTTATCTGCCCAATCAAAACAAGAGGCTTTATCACCACCAAATAATAGTTTAGCTGCAAGGTATTTTTGACTTATGCCATCAAAGTTTTCAAAAATACCTTGCAGCTTTTCACCTTTAAAGGTGATAGAATCCCACTCAATAAATATGCCATTTGATATTTTAATCCCCGTCCTTAAGGACGGGTTCTCAATCAGATATTCTCCCGTAGCAGGGCGAAAAATAGATAACCATTGCCCATTTCCTTTTAATTTAATTTTATTGTTGATTAAAGACGACAACATTTTGCCGTGCTTGATTTCTTGCTGTGCGTGGGATTCTAGGAGTTTAGCTAGATGCGGATAATCAGTAGCTTGAGAAGACAATTTACGACAAAATACAGCCACGCCATATTCAATTTTGGCAATTGCTAAAATGAACTCACGCTCTTTCTTTAACCCCAAGTAAATAATTAGTCTGAGTAACACTAGATAAAAGTCTGTTTAAATGTCGCACTAATTTGATGAGCCATTAATCCCAATCTGATTAATGTCCACCCTTCGCAAGTGAATATTTTTTTAGGTATTGTTAATTCATTATCTGGACTCCAGTAAAATGGATTCACACCAGAAAATACGCGCAATTGATTTAATCTATCTTGTGCATATTGAGGAGGCATAGTGGGCGATCGCACATCCCACTCTTCAATTGCTCCTGTTGTCCCTTCCACCACAATTTGTTCGTACCCATCACCTAATTTAGTTCTGGTGACGGGGATGCTAACCTTTTTAATTGCGTCCCATGTTGGAGGTAATTCGAGTATTGCTATTGGCATGATGTTAACGGTAGGTATTGAGTCCAGGCGCACCACCGAAATTTAATTCTGCATAAGAACCAAATCTACATTCACAAGCCGCGAGTGACTTCGCACACTGGTCTAATGCGGGGTTGGTGGTTGGTTGATTATTTAAAGTAAACATTCCCCCTGTCCATCCACACTCAGCACTACGGTATCGCCATGAACATGACCGCAATAAGGGACGCGCTGGTAGTGTCACCCCTTCTACATCAAAAGGACTACCCAAACGAAACTTCACAGCCAAATATGTTTCTTCCTGCATCTGCTCAATG